AGGGAAATTCCTATTGCAAAGATTGCAAACAAAGCTCGTGTAAAACAGTCATTAGATGAATACAAAGTCCATATCACAAAAAGAACAAAGTCAGGTTCATTTATGTCCCGTCAAGCACATATGGAACTTGCTCTTGCCAATAATTTAAATGTTGGTTTGGGTGATACCATTTATTATGTGAATAACGGTACTCGTAAATCACATGGTGATGTACAAAAGAAAAAGGATGAGGTAGTTATTAACTGTTACTATGTGGATGAAAAGGAAATAGAAAATAACCCCGATGGATTGGGGGAATACAATGTTCCTCGTTATATAACTGCGTTTAACAAACGAATTGAACCTCTGTTGGTTGTTTTCTCTCCTGAGATTAGAGATGAAATTCTTATTGAAAACCCTGAAGATAGACCTTTATTCACTAAGACACAGACAGAACTTGTTCGTGGATATCCTAGAAAGGAGGGTGACCAAGATACTTTGGATGAGGTTTTGACTTTGTCAGATACAGAACAGGTGTTTTGGAACTCTGTGGGTATTGACCCTTACTATATGTATGTTGATGATACTATAGAATTGGTTGATAAAGAATACGTTTCTAAGAATAAGACTATTATGAATTCTTTAATCCATCAGACGACATAATAAACCACTCGTCTTTTAAGAAACGTAGTTCTACTGACGCACCTCTTTGTAATTCAATTTCATTAAATTCTTCATCAATTACGAAATCACCAACAACTAACACATCAGTTAATGCCTTAATTGTGATGTGTTCAGTTGTTTTTGAGTCCAAGCTAATTGTACAGTTTTTAACATCTTTTATAATAATTGCATCTTCACCGTTAGTTGTGTATTTTGAATTACTTATTAATGCACTTGATGATGTCTTAACTGTTAACCCGTTTATAATTTTTGTAACAGGAGTTGATTTAAATATTGCCATATTAAATTGTATAGAATTGTCTTGGGAAAGCTCTGTATTGTAATGATTTATTTAAGTTTTCTGCCTCATTAGCTTGTCTTTCCATCATTTTATCAGGTCTTAATCTCTCAAGTCTTTGTGTTAATTCTTCCATTAACTTAGACTTTTCATCTTTAGATTCTGTTAATAATGAGTCATACTCTAATTGTATTTCAGAGTCTGGAGTTTTTAAATTACCTTGATACTTTCCTCTAACTCTACCTAAAGATTCTTTAACGTAAGCGGTAAACCATCTACGAACCCATGTCTGTCCTGGTGAATTTATTTCTTCCCATTTCATTTCGTCTATTGGAATATCCGATGGTAATTTAACAATATCGGGGTTTTCTGCCAAACAAGCTTCTCTGTCGTCAGTTTCATAATACCAATACCACACTCTATATTCGTTATATTGTATATTACCAAAATCAAACTTACCACCAGGTACATTCATTAAATGAACTGCCTTTTTACCATCGGGTAATGCAGTAACCCTATACGTGAGTTCTCCCGATATAATTCTTCTCTTAATATTAATATCCTGCATTCTAAGAAGGATATCAAACGCGGGTGTTATAAAATAATTACCCATAGTACCCATTTGTGAGAAACCAGCGGCACCACCCAATCCTATTCCTCCAAATCCTCCAAATCCACCCATAAATGGGTCAAAAAACGCTGCGTCTAACTCTGAACGACTAAACCAAAGAAGTTCGTTTAATTCTCTACCTTTAGGTATTTCATAAATTTGTTGACCCGGTACTAAATCAATATAATCTTTTTTTAATACTGAGTCACCACCCGCTTGTAATCCAACAATCTTAGAGTATGCGTAAGTATACTGAGTTTCCCAATCTAAACTTCTTGTTACAAAAGCTCTTGTAAGTGATTGTTCATCCAGATTAAGCCCGTATAAGGAAGTCCATTGTGACTCTATTAACCAATCATTTACATATTGTGCATAATCTTGAATTGAAAGTTCTAATAAAGAATCTAACATTTCATCTGTTATTTCTACGCTCCTTATGGGCGCACCTAACAAATGTTTTATTCTTGTATATAATTTACTTCTTTGTGGTTCCGTAATTGCTGACATTAGACTTTTTTATATAAATATTCAGTTATTAGTTAATCTGCTTTTAAGTAACTTATTAACAAATTTCCAGTTAACTACCGTCCAAAAGTTTTTTATATAATTATCTCTTTTGTTTAAGTATTTTAGATAATATGCGTGTTCCCATAAATCTAAACCTAATAGTGGATAACCACCCCCTTTTACCACATCCATAAGTGGATTATCTTGATTTGGTGTTGAAATAACTTTTAATTTATTGTTCCTGTCTAATACTAACCATACCCACCCTGAACCAAATCTTTTTTTCGCAACCTCTTCAAATTTTGATTTAAAATCTCTGTAAGAACCAAAATCTATTGTAATTTTGTCATATATATCTCCTGAACACTTTTGTTGTTCGGGAGATAACATCTTCCAAAAAAGTGCGTGATTAAATGCACCTCCTGCATTGTCACGAATTTTTTTATTGTATTTTGAAATATCTTTTACAATTTCCTCAAGTTCTTTATCACCACCTCTTCTTTTAGAAATTGCCTTATTTAATTTATCCACATAACCTTTGTAATGTTTGTTGTAATGAACATCCATCGTTTCTTTATTGATAAATCGGTCTACCGCGGAATAGGCGTAGGGTAATTTTTCAATACCTATTTTTTTCATTTCATTTAGAAAAGTTTTTTCGTTTATAATACGAGTTTCTAACTTTTCTATTCTTTCTAATAAAATTTTGGACATATGTAAGTATTTTTATATAAATACTTAATTTTCCGATATTAGGTTAAGTATTTCTTCCATCACATCTCCCTTACCTTCATTATCTCCCATAACCGTTTCAAAAATATTCTTTTTCTTTGAAAGTATGTCATATATAATACCTTCTATTGTATTTTCAAAAATTGGGTAATATACTGACACGGAGAACTTTTGTCCATATCTATATGCTCGGTCTTCGGCTTGTGAGTGGTCTGATGGTACAAATGACAGGTCATTCATAATAACCGCTTCAGCCGCGGTTAATGTAATACCCACACCCGCAGCTTTTAGGTTACCGACAAATACAGTTATTTTTTCGTTGTTTTGGAACTCGTCAACAGAATGTTGTCTTTGTGGTTTGGACATTTTACCATCAAGTTTAACTGCCGACTTACCAAAATGTTCAGTGATTTTGTTTAATGTATCAGTAAAGTTTGTAAATATAATAACCTTTTTTCCTTGGTCTATTACATTCTGTGCAATCTCAATCGTATCTTTAATCTTTTCATCCGCGATAACCTGACGAACTTTCATTAACTTTGAAAACTGAATGGTCAACGATTTTGATTCTTCTGATGAATTATACCAATCGTAGTATTCACCCATCAACTTCTTATACTCTTTGGATTTTGTTCTCAAATATACGGGAGTCAAAATCTTTTCGGGTAAATCTAAAATATCTTCTTTCAACCTTCTCAAAACCTGCGGTTTTGTTCGGTCTCTAAGTTCTTCAAGATTTGATGCTCCTGTGACGTTCCATACCTTTTTTGCCCCGACGCTAAACTGATACCCTGCACAATACCTAATTGCGTAAGCCATCCAGTTATCTGCAACGGGAGAGTCAACCAAACTTAAAAGGTTGTAGTAATTCATGGGTCGTGAAGTCATCGGTGTTCCCGTCAATAACCAAACCTTTCCGATTTTTTTTGCAATGTCATTACCTATCTTTGTTCTCGCCGCTTTTACATTTTGAATGTAATGCGCTTCATCCATAACAACCAAATCAAAACCATAATTTAAAATATCTGACTTATCGGGGTGTTTTGGGTCATGAAAGTTTTTAAGAATGTCGTAATTGATTATCGTATAATTTGCGGGTTCCCACTTCTTACCTTCAATTATTGAAACTTCTTTGTCAGTATAATTTTCAATTTCTCTTTGCCAATTAATTTTTAACGAAGCGGGACATATAATTAAAACTTTTTCAGCACCACTCTCTAAAGATGCAATAACCGTAGAAGTGGTTTTACCTAAACCCATATCATCCGCTAAAATATATTTGTCGTTACCAACAAGTTTTTCTATGGATTCCTTTTGGTGGTCTAATGGTGGACGATGAGAATACTTAGTATAGTCAATACTGACTTCTCTTTGTGTATTTTTTTGTAACGCAACTTTAGGTAACCATATGTCACTCAGTTCGGCATTTTCAAATAACTTACCCCATATATGATACGACTTTTCTTTTTCTACCAAAAGTTTTTCAATATAAATCTTTTCAGGTTTTTTTGTAAGGAGTTTATCGTCCATAAGTTTTTGTCCGAAGTAACTATCCAATTCAACCCACTTTCTTGCCACTTTTGGTGTGGTGTCCTTAAACTTTAGAATATAGTCCGCCTGTGCACGAGTAAGTTTAAAATGATTAAACTTTTTCATCTTGACCTTTAACCTAAGGATATAGTTATTGTACCCCTCATATTCTTCAAGAATTCTGAGAGCACGAACTTCAGGTAAGTTATTTAATGGATTATTTTCCAACTTTGATATCAAATACAATTAAATATAACATATTTCTGAATATTTATCAATAATGACACAAAGAAAGGTTCCAATTACGAGATTAAATAAATTCTTCAGTGGTGAAGATTTTAATTTAGATATTGCTATGGGTCGTGAGTGGCTTGAAGGTGATATGAATTTTACATTGGTTTTGTATCGTGTCGATAGACAGAAGACAAAAACCGATGATGTATACGGTGAAACAGTTGAGGACGGAATTAAGTTTCATCCTCCTGTTGAGTTTAGGGGATATGTTCAGATAGAACAACCTGAAAATCAGGATTACGGTCAAAGTCGTATGACGCAGATGGAACCTGGTAATTTAAAGGTTGGTGTATATCAGGACTCTTTGGACGAGTTGGGTATAGATATAGAATATGGTGATTACATAGGATATTATGAAACTGAGTCTCGTGTTAGATATTATACCGTTGTTAATGACGGTCGTGTTGTTAGCGATAATAAACACACTTATGGTGGGTTCAAACCATTTTACAGAAGTATTGTGGCGTCACCAGTAAACGATAATGAATTTAGAGGATTATGAATAAATATCTATTAAAAGAATTAAACACAATTAAATCTCGTATGGGTTTGGTTGTTGAGCAAGATGAAAATAACATTGGCCCAATAGGTCTTCGTGTTATGGTTTATTATAACCTACACAAAAAAACTTTTTCAGTACAGTATGGTGGTAGAATTATATTATACGCGGATTATGTTAAATTAAAAGATGTTGAGTTTAGAGTTAGAGAAGGTGGTAGAGAGAGGGTTAGAAAAGAAAAGAGAAAAAATGTTCACGCATTTGTTATCGGAACTTTGCTTGATTACTGCCAATGGCCCTGTGAAAACATGCCTGCCGAAACAAATGACAAAATAATAACTTATAACCCACATAAGTACGATTCTTTCGTAAGAAAGGACACTGAAGAACCTATCTATAATGCTAACGAAATAGATATGATTAATACAAGAAATAAAATATTTCATATTAACGAAATCGTAAGTTAATGGCGTTTCCTAAAAAAATAAAAAACGATTTAAACATTGTACCTTCAAAAACTTTAATGGATAGAAGGAAAGAACTTCTTGAGTTTATTCAAGAAGACGGAACTTATTTGCCAAAAAGTGTTTTACACGCTGATTTGGATAGAGGTATGTTGGATTTTGTAAAAAATGATTTGGAAATGGTTGCTGATGGTAAAAAGGTTAACCCTATAGATATTATCACAACTACGCAGAACTGGTCACAGTTTACAGAAACTTGGAATTTTCAGGATTTAGATAAAAACATAAAACCCCCGTTTGTTGCAACAGTAAGACAACCTGATGTAAAATACGGAAGTAACCCCTCACTACAATATACAATACCGAATAGAAAACAATTTTATTATGCTAAAGTACCTACATGGGACGGTAATAACAAAGGTATGGACATTTATAAAATTCCACAACCAGTTCCTGTAGATATCGTATATAACGTAAAATTATTTTGTACAAAGATGAGACATCTTAACGAATTCAATAAAATTGTTTTACAAAAATTTTCATCAAGACAAGCATACACATTTGTAAAAGGACACTATGTTCCAATTATACTAAATAATGTTTCTGATGAATCTGTTTTAGATATTGAAAAAAGAAAATACTACATTCAAAATTATGAATTCTTAATGATGGGTTTTTTAATAGACGAAGAAGAGTTTGAAGTTTTACCTGCGATATCTAGAGAAATTAGTCTTTTTGAAACAGGTGCGGTGGATAGAAAAAGAAAAGTCGCGAGTAGACATCCAAACCCTCAAAATTATGATTTTGATATATTATTTAGAGAGGGTATAACAGGGTTAAGCGAAACTTATAGATATACCTTTGATATTAGTGTATTAAGTACTGAAAATATTTCTTCATATTCTGTTTTTGTTAATGATGACTATTTGGGTGACGACCTAACTTTAATACAAATTAATACTGACGATAAGGTTAGATTTGAAGTAACTAAAAACGACAATACAAAAGAGTCTATTATTAAAACAAAAAATAGAATTAACTATAACGATTAATTACTCTCCGTATAAATCTGTTTCTTCCTTACAATTTTCTTCAATTAATTTTTCAATAAACTTATAGATTTTCAAACCCTTTTTTTGGCAGTGTGACTTTAATAAGTTGTGATGGTGCTCTGATATCTTTAAATTCTTTATTTTCATAGTATTATCGTAAATTTTTAAAAGGTAGAAAAAAGGTAGAAAAAATAGCGCTTTGTAAATAAATATAGTGCCATCACAATTGTACTTTCAGTTTTTTTCTAATATTTATGATAAAATAAATTAAAAAAAGAAAACTATTTTAACATGGCAGACAAAGTATTCGTATCTCCCGGTGTATATACATCAGAAAGAGATTTAAGTTTTGTAGCACAAAGTGTTGGTGTAACAACTTTAGGTATTGTAGGCGAAACCTTATCAGGTCCGGCTTTTGAACCTATTTTCATCACTAATTTTGATGAGTTCACTTCATATTTTGGTGGTACAAGTCCTACAAGATTTTTAAACACTCAAATACCTAAGTATGAGGCAGCATATATAGCAAAGGCATACTTACAACAATCAAATCAATTATTTGTAACAAGAGTTCTTGGTTTATCAGGTTATGACGCTGGACCATCATGGTCGATATCAACTATCGGCAATGTAGATAAATCTACAGTAACTGTTACAACAGCACCCGTAACTGCATACTCAATATCATTCTCAGGAACTTCAGGTACTAGTTCAAATACAGAAATAACAGATTACACTAATTTACCATCATCAATTAAAAATGTATTTAAACACCCATACACAACTTTTGCGGGTGGGTCATCATCATTAGAAACTGACTTTAAAGCTTTAGTATATTCTAATATTAGTAACCCTTCTAGTTCGGGTACCACTGCATATGTTTTCGGTACTGTAAGTGGTAGTACATATGATAGTATAACGGGTGCGTCTGGTACTTGGACTGGTACTACAAACGTATTTGATGTTGACGGTATAACAACTGCAACTGCAGATTTAACAGCGTCTGAGAACGACTCTTGGTACTATGCAATGTTCCCATATAATGGTAATGATGTTTATAACGGTGTTGGTTTTGGTTTGGCAATTACAGGATTAACTAATTCTTCAGGTAACGATTATACAGGAGGAGGTGTTGTCTATGTTACAAATTACTCAGGTACTCCAATTTCAGATTATCACGAAATGGTAATCTCTACATTACGTTCAAGAGGTATTGCGACATATAGTACTGATAACGGTCCTGATTATCAAGTAACAGGATTAACAGCTGTAACATTAAATATGACTGGAGCGTACTCAGGTGTAACTAAAAACCCATTTAGTAAATTCCAAATTTCAGGTGTTACAAAAGATAGTGAAACATTTACATTTACAACTTCATTAGACTTGTCGGACTCAAACTTTATTTCTAAGGTATTGGGTATGTCTAACTTTAGTAAGAGTAGGGAAGAAGTTCCATTATTTGTTGAAGAGCTTTACTATAATTTATTAAACACAGGTTACCTTGAAGGTAAAATTAGAGGTCTAAACACTGAACTACTTAGTTTAGAGGGTGCCGCAACTGATGATGATAACACAGGTATTGGTTGGTATTTAGATAGATATCAAACTCCTGACACTCCTTACGTAGTTTCGGAACTACGTGGTAATGAAGTATTTAACCTATTTAAGTTCATCACGATTTCTGATGGTAATAACGCTAACAGAGAAATTAAAATATCTTTAGCTAATATTTCATTTAACAATTTAACATTTGATATAATTGTTAGAGATTTTTACGATACAGACTCAGCACCTGTAGTACTTGAAAAATTCACAAATTGTACTATGGACCCTAACTTAAACAGTTATGTTGGTAAAAAGGTTGGTACTGCTAACGGTGATTTTGAACTTAAGTCAAGATACATTATGTTAGAATTAAACGAGGAGGCACCTATAGACGCGTTACCTTGTGGATTTAGAGGTTACCAAACAAGACAGTACAGTTCATTCAAATCTCCACACTTAATTTATAAAACTAAATATGACGAAGCGGGTGAGGTATTATACAACCCACCATTCGGTAGTACTAATGGAGATAACGTAACAAGAAGTTCTGGTGATAACCCAAGAAAAGTTTACTTGGGTGTGTCAAACACTGTTGGTATCGACGCAGATTTTGCATCTTACAAAGGTAAACAAAACCCAACAGATTTAGAAAACGCTACAGAATCTTCACCATGGGCCGTTCTTACTAAGGGTTACCATATGGATTCGGGAGCAACTGTAGTTACAATTCCGGCAGCTTATACCACTTCAGGTACTTCAGCTTTCGAGGTTGGAGCATCAGAGTTTAGAAGTGAGCCGGGTTCTGACAGTCCATACTACAGATTAAACTCACGTAAGTTTACTTTAATACCTACAGGTGGTTTTGATGGATGGGACATTTACAGAGAATACAGAACAAATGGTGATAGATTTATTTTAGGTAACAGTGGTTACTTAAAAGGAGCCGCACCTTCAATTAGGTTCCCTAACGGTACAGGATGGGGAGCGTTTAGAACAATTGCAGGTCCTGATAAACAGGACTGGGGTAATACTGACTATTACGCATACCTATGGGGTCAATGGACGTTTGTAAACCCTGAAGCTGTAAACATTAACGTGTTTACTACACCAGGTATTGACTATGTGAACAACTCTAACCTTGTTGAAAACGCAATCGAAATGATTGAAACAGATAGAGCGGACTCTATTTATATCTGTACAACACCTGACTATCAGATGTTTACTAATACTACTTCTGATTTTACAACCGATTTCATTTACCCACAAGAGGCAACTGAAAACCTTGAGGATACAGGAATAGATTCAAACTATACCGCAACTTATTACCCATGGATATTAACAAGAGACACTGTTAATAACACACAGATTTACTTACCTCCGACTGCGGAAGTTACAAGAAACTTAGCGTTAACTGATAACATCGCATTCCCGTGGTTCGCGTCAGCGGGTTATACAAGAGGTCTTGTTAATGGTATTAAGGCACGCAAGAAGTTAACACAAGATGATAGAGACATTCTATATAAAGGTAGAATTAACCCAATCGCAACATTCTCAGATGTAGGTACAGTAATTTGGGGTAACAAAACAACTCAAATTAAAGAGTCTGCACTTGACAGAATTAATGTTAGAAGATTGTTGTTACAGGCTCGTAAGTTAATTTCAGCAGTTGCGGTTAGATTGTTGTTTGAACAAAATGATGACCAAGTAAGACAAGAGTTCTTAGACTCAGTAAACCCAATCTTAGACGGTATCAGAAGAGATAGAGGTTTAATTGACTTTAGAGTTGTTGTTCAGAACACTCCTGAGGATTTAGATGCTAACCAGTTAGTAGGAAAGATTTATCTAAAACCAACAAGAGCTCTCGAATTCATCGACATCGAGTTCTTAATTACTCCAACAGGAGCATCTTTTGAGGATATCTGATAATTATATAATGGGGGATACTTCGGTGTCCCCCATTTATTACTTTTAATTAAACGTTTAATAAAAAATAAAAATATGGAATTTAAAAAGAAAGTTCTTAGAGAAGCACTAGAAGTTAAAGACAATGGTGTAAAAACTTATTCTGAAAAACCTCAGAATATTATTGTTACTGAATCTCAGTTAGAAAGACTAATTGAAAAATTGAACAAGTGATATGAGTCTTAAAAAGATTATAAGAAGAAATCTTAATAACCTTAGGGAGGGTATAGAAGAAGGTCAACCTGATTTAAAGTATTATGCTTTTGATTGGGATGACAATATTGTTATTATGCCAACTCAAATTATGTTACAATCTGAACAAGGTGGTGAAGTCGGTATGTCTACAGAGGACTTTGCTGAGTACCGACAAAAAATCGGTAAAGAACCTTTTGATTACAACGGAGAAATGATTGTTGGTTATGCAGAAGACCCTTACCGAAATTTTGGTGTACAGGGTGATAAGAAATTTATCGTGGACTCTTTATTGGCTCAACCAGGTCCTTCATGGGACGATTTTGTTGAGTGTATTAATGGGGGTTCTATTTTTGCTATAATAACTGCAAGAGGTCACACACCTACGGTTTTAAGAGACTCTATTTATAATTTTATTGTGACTAACCATAACGGTATAAGTGCGGAGTCTTTAATTCAAAACCTAAAAGAATACCGTGACTTATCGGGAGAGGTAATGAGAGATGACCAATTACTAATTAAAGAGTATTTGGACATGTGTAAATACCATCCTGTGACTTATGGTGAGGGGTCTGCTTCTAACCCTGAAGAAGGTAAAATAAAAGCATTAAGAGAATTTATTAACTATGTTAAGTATCAGAGCCGGAAACTAGGTCAAAAAGTTTCATTTACTAATGATGTGACTAACAACTTTGTACCACAGATTGGTTTTTCTGATGATGACCCAGGTAATATTGAATCTATAAAATCATTTCTAGAAAAGGAATATGAGGATGAAAGTCCAGTAAAAACTTATTTAACAAAAGGAGGAGAGAAAAAAGAAGTATAATATTCTTTAATTTTTAACTTCTAGTAAGAGATTTTACCATTAAAAAAGTAAAAGTAAAGAGAAAAAAGTTTTTAGCTGATATTTATAATTAAAATAAACAAGAAATTTAAAACCAAAATACTATGGCTGATTTATTAATGAAAATGCCCGTACCTTATGAACCAAAAAGGAAAAACCGATTTATATTGAGTTTCCCTTCGTCATTAGGTATAAACTCTTGGTACGTAGAGTCAACTTCAAGACCAAACGTAGCAATTAACCCTGTTGAGATTCCATTCTTAAACACCTCTACATATGTTGCAGGTAGATTTACGTGGAATACGATTAACGTTACATTTAGAGACCCTATTGGTCCATCTGCTTCACAAGCCTTAATGGAGTGGGTACGTTTAACCGCGGAGTCTGTTACAGGACGTATGGGTTACGCTGCAGGATATAAAAAGGATTTAGACCTTGAAATGTTGGACCCAACAGGTGTTGCTGTTGAAAAGTGGATATTACAAGGTACTTTCTTAACTGATGTTAACTTCGATAGTTTGGGATATAGTGATGATGCATTGGCTACAATTACTGCAACATTACGTCCTGATAGATGTATTTTGGTTTACTAATACTATTGATAAAAAATCATTAAGTAATATATTTAACCATAGGGTTTATTCCCTATGGTTTTTTTTTACGTAAAATTATGGAAGATTCAAAACAATACGGACAACAAGATTTTAATTTACCTCATGACGTGGTGACCCTACCCTCACAAGGTAAGTTTTACAAAAATAAGAAAAAAAGTGTTAAGATTGGTTATTTAACTGCTCAAGATGAAAACATTTTAATTTCTGCGAGTAGAACTGATAATGTGGTAAATAAGTTAGTTAAAAATAAAATTTATGAACCCGATATGAGGGTAGAAGATTTATTAGAGGGTGATTTAGAAGCTATATTAATATTTTTAAGAAATACTTCTTTTGGTCCCGATTATAACTTTGTACTAAGAGACCCAGGTACCAACACTGAATTCAATCACACTATACGATTAGACGAGTTAGATTTTAACGAGGTAAAAAATGAACCAAATAGTGAAGGACTTTTTGAAATAAAATTACCAAAGAGCGGTAACTCAGTACTCTGTAGACTATTAACTATGGGAGAAAACGAAGAGATTAATAAGGCAATGTCCAAGTACCCTCCAGGTGTCGTACCTCCAACTATCACAACAAAACTTGAAAGACAGATTGTTAGTATTGATGGAAACCAAGATAGAGAACATATATCAAAATATGTCATAAATATGCCCATAATGGACTCTAAATTTATTAGAAATTATTTAAACGAGTCCGAACCGAGATTAAATCTTAATAGAACAGTAACCGCCCCGTCAGGAGAACAAGTGACAGTTAGAGTCACATTTGGGGTGGAGTTTTTTCGGCCTTTCTTCTGAATATAGGATAGGTCTGCTCGATGAGATTTACTACCTAGTAAAACATGCAAACTTTGCTTATAGAGATATTATGTCTATGCCGACATATGAAAGAAGATTTTTTGTGAATAAATTAGTTGAGGAGTTTGAAAAAAGAGCTGAACAGATAGATAAAATGAAATCCAAAAGATAAACTATTTATATAAAAAGTTTATAACATGTTTCAAACATCAAACCCTTCATCAGGCACCGCAGGACAATTTGCCAATTTTATTGCGGGTACTAATGATTCTAAAGATGCGGTAGAAGGATTAAATAGGGCTGTTAGTCTTGCGGATGCAAACATTGGTAAAGTATTATCAAATTTGGGAAAAGCGTTAGCAAGTCCTGGCGCTGTTTTACAAGACACTGCAAAACTACAAGATTTAAGTTATAAATTAGCTAGAGAAAGTATGGGTAACGCCCACGCAATTGGAGACGCTTTAACCGCCACTATGGCCGAAGCAACATATATGACTGCAGAATTTGGTATTTCATTAGATGATAATTTAAATTTAATGAAACAAATTAACGAAGCTATGAAAGTAAATACTCTTCTAACTTCAGAACAGGTAACTAGTATGCAAGTATTGGCAAAAAATGCGGGTGTAACTTCTGCAGAAATTGTTACAATTACCGAAGGATTTGCGACTATGGGTCAAGGAACTGACTACGCAATTGAGAAGATAGGTGAAATGCAAGAAATGGCTAGGTCATACGGTATTAATGTTGGACAATTTATGAAAGGGATTGGTCAAAATATTAAAGTGTTATCTTCATATAATTTTAAAGATGGTGTTGAAGGGTTCTCAAGAATGGTTGCAAAGGCACAAGCTTTGAGGATTGATGTTAGTAAAACATTTAGTTTAGCGGAAGGACTTTTGGAACCCGAAAAGGCGATAGAGACAGCTGCAGGATTTCAGATGTTAGGGGGTGCCGTAGGGGACTTAGGTGACCCGTTTAAGTTATTACAAATGGCTCAAACCGATGCGGAAGGTCTACAAGATGCTATTGTAGATATGGCCGAAGGTGCTGCGGTGTTTAACGAAAAAACAGGTGAATTTGATATCCCTGTTACAGAAATGTATAGGTTAAGAGAAGCTGCTAAATTAACAGGTATGGACTATCAAACCCTAACAGAAACCGCTATCAAATCAGCAGAAAGAACCAAAAAATTAGATATGATTGGTGGTATGGGTTACGACGAAGAAACCGCTGAGTTAATAGCTAACATGGGTGAAATTAAGGGAGGAAGAGTTCAAATTGCAATGAGAGCTGAAGATGGTGAAGGGGTTGAAATGGTAGATGCTGCTAACTTAACCACAGACCAATTAAAACAATTAGCAGAACAACAGAACAAAGAAAATATGTCCCAAGAGGACATTGCGAGAAGTCAATTATCAGCATTAGAGACTTTAAAAGGTGCTGTCGATGGTTCTAAAGCAATGACAGTAGTTTTAGGAACTAAGACTAAAGGTATTACAGACGCCTTGGATAGTGCTAAAACCTATGGTCAAACATTAAATGAAGAGTTAGATAAAGTATTTAGTCCTGAAAATATTGCGGATTACGGTAGTAGTCTAACTAACGCTATTGCTGCGGGGTTTGATAACACAGACCTTAATGATATGTTTAAACAAACAACGGGTAATATGGTTGGACAACTAATTGCTGGTTTTGAAAACGCACCTGAATTATTAAAACAAAAGTTAGAAGACGATAACGTATATAAAGACATTGATTTTACAGACGCTATTGGAAATCTTATGGGAAGTATAGGTGCGGGAATAAATGGTGTTACGGCGGGAATGAAAGATGAACTTGCGGCCGGAATAGCATCAGCAATTGGAGTTCCTTTAAGTGCGGTAACCGCTTCATTCGATACCGCGGGAGGTGCGATAGAGGATTTTGGGGCTATATTAAACGTGTTTGCCGGCACTGCAGTGGCTAGAGCGGGCGCGACATTAGATGAATGGATTGCTGGTGACCCAGGAACAAATCCGGGAACCTCTCTTCCTGCAGCACCAGGTGCAAGTGACTTTATATGGAGACCAGGTGAACCCATTCAAAAATTTAGAGAAGACGATATATTAATAGGTGGTACTAACTTAATGGGAGAAGACAATACAAACGAATATAATGACCCAAGTATTGATGCATTAAGTAATTTAGGTAATACCCTTTCAAATGTAGTTACAAGTAATTTAAATCAACAAACAGAAATACCTGATTATGATATGATGTTAAACAGGGTAATTTCTATTGCGGAAAAAAGAATAGAAACACCGATTACACCCGAAACTACAAATCCTTTTGAAAAAATAGATGAAATAGGAAGAATGATTGGGAGTGTCATTACAAACAATACAAATAACCCTGTTAATGGTGATGTAAAGTTAAATGTAGAAGGTAAAATAGATTTGTCAGTAGACGGAAGAAACTTACCACAAAATATTTCATCAGAACAATTGGCTAATGAGATAGTAAATAACCCTAACTTCACCAGTAAGTTAATGTCTATATTTACAGATAAGAATAACACTTATTCTGTTTGAAAATGAATTAATAATCTATTTATATAAAAATAGATTTAAATGCCAAGTGAATTAACATTTAGTGCTACACAGGGTTTTAGAAAAAACTTAATAAAGCGAAATTTACCTCCGTACAAAACAGGGTATAGGGGTAATGATAATGCGGGTGAAAAAGAATTAGTTTTAAAAGATAGAGCCCCTCACAATAACCCTGATATTGATGATTTATTAATTACACAAAATTCACAACGAAATGCATTTACACAAAACGCGTATGGTCCTGATGGTGGGTACTATGATATTGATTTAGATGATGTCCATAGAAAAATAAGAAATCAAGAAGAATACTATACATTTATTGCGTCAACGTACACAGCATTTAATATACTAACAAGGAGAAACCCAAACGGAGATAACGGAAGTTTAAGAGAAGATTCGGATTTATCTAGATTAGCGGCTAAGTCTCTAAAGACACAGTTTCAATACAGAATAGGTGAAGAAATTAGACAACAAACATTAGGTAGAGTAAATGTTTTAGATGCTTTATCAGACCCATTTGATGCTTTAGCAATAGCAACAGGTAGAGAACAATTAATAGAAAGTGATTGGAAGATATCCGTACCTGACAACGTTGTTGGTAAAGGTTTGGATTTTTTAAGTAGAATATCGGGGGTTTATTCACCATATTCTTGGATACCTGGTGACTATTTTAATGAAGTAGTACCTCAGTCGAGTATTAACCAGTCAGTAGATAGTGGTGAATTCGGTGAAAGGGCTACGGTATTACCTCAAGCAAATACAAGGTCATCTGAACAATTTCTATCAAGTACGGGTAGGGGTCAAACAAAAAGATTATTTAAGAGTTTAGATTTAAACGTATATTCACCTGACTATACTGAAAATAGTAGGTCGTTCGGACTAAAACCACCACCAGGAAATTACTATATAGGTAGTAAAGAAAGAAATCCTAGAGACGTAGTATCACCTCCGACCGAGTTACCTATAGACCAATACGGTAATAGAGTTAGAATACCCGTAAGGGGATACTCTGAGTTGGCTAGAGATTATGAAAATAAAATTTCTTCTAATAATTTTAAGTTTGGTCTTAACGGAACTAAATATTTAAGAGATAATACTCTAACTAATAGTAATTATGACGCACCAAGACTACAGGGAGGATTTACTTGGACAAGTGAAGAAAGTGAAAAGGCTGCGGGTAGACACGTAGCACAGGGTGGTGAATTAGGTTCTGTAGACACCAACTTCGAATCTAGTGTACAAAGTACGTGGCAGGGAACTTCTTCTAAAGGATATGGTTTTACTCCTGGTTCTATACTTGACGATACGCAAAGACTTGTTGACTCCGCAGATAAATTATCAGGACTTGCTAGATTACAACATGTGGGTAATGCTATTAATCAAGTTTCTAAAGTGTTTAATGACGGTACTAGAGAAATGACTAAAGGGTCTATGGTGTATCAATATACAGACTCTGAGTCAGGATTACCTGTGGGTGTTGAATATTGTAGAGTTTTTACAAAAGACGTACCATATTTTTCTAACAGTGAATTACAAAAAAGAGAAGGTATGGTTAATGAAAATAGAAGATTTACAAATTCTGTTTTAAATAACACATACAATTTAAATATTGCGCCTTGGAGGGACCAAGACTCTTCTAATATACAAGAAAGTAGAGTAAAAAAATATATGTTTTCCATAGAAAATTTAGCATGGAGAACGTCTAGTAAGAAAGGATTTACATATCAAGACTTACCTGTTTGTGAAAGAGGACCAAATGGTGGTAGAATTATGTGGTTCCCTCCGTATGATATGAAGGTATCAGAACAAAACAGTACTAATTGGACTGCTAATGAATTTTTAGGTAGACCCGAACCCATTTATACATATAACAATACCACAAGACAAGGTAGTTTATCATGGAAGCTTGTGGTTGACCACCCATCGATACTAAACGATATTGTTAAAAAACGTTTAGACGGAGAAAACACACAACTAATTAATGACGTTGTTGACTCGTTTTTTGCGGGTTGTAAAACATATGATGTTAATGAATTGGCGGAAACATATACACAATTTACTACTGAAGAAATTACCGAAATTATAACAAAAGTTACCGATGTTACGGAATACGAGTATTGGGAAAAACAAATACAATCACCAGGTGACCCTATTATAACTGAACCTGTAATAGAAGAATATACAAAAGAAATACTTGAAGAAGATTATAATTATGAATTCTATTTCGATAATGATATCCCACCAAAAACTAGTAGTACAGACCAAGACACAACAGAGGAACCATACCAAACATCAATATCTAAATATATAGGAATTAGAGGCGAATATTTTGCAACTGCAAATGAAAATCAAAAAATACCTGTAGATAATTTTTTTGAAACTTATATAACTACAGGTGATAGTGGATTTAATCTTATTGAATATAAAACAAAAATTTTAGCACAAAAAATAAGAAAGGCGATTGAAAAGGGTGCAAGAGTTAATATTACATTAAAAGGTTCTGCATCTGCACCTAATAGTGTTGCGTATAATGAACATTTATCAAAAAGAAGAATTGACTCAGTAAAAAAATACTTACTTGGTTTTTCTGAACTTTCTAAGTTTAGTGAAAAATTAAAAATAGACGCATCTGCCGAAGGTAAACAATCAACCGCCACACCTGGAGGAACAGGAGGACCATTTAAATGTGATGAAGCATTTGAAAATGAAAACGATAAAACATATTCTGTAAGAGCTATGGCTTGTAGAGCGGTAGTATTTGGTTCTATTGAAGAAATACCACCAGAGCCAGGACCTGCACCCACACCTATCGTGGAAGAAGCGCCTCCGATTATTACTACTGTTACAGGTAGGACACCATATACTTATCAAAAATTTACCAACGAGGAAAGAACTAGAATAGAAGTAACTGAACAAGTATTTAAGAAGTTAATGACGGAATGTGATTATTTCGACATGATGAGGGAAGACCACCCAAGAGTATACCAAGGGATAAAAGAAAAAATAAAGTTCTTCCAACCGGTATTTCACTCTATGACACCCGAAGGTTTAAATAGTAGACTTACGTTCTTACAACAGTGTTTAAGACCTGGTGATACCATCCCCGTTATTGGTGAAGACGGTAAACCAAGAGAGGGTGATGTAAAAAATACTGCATTTGGAGCTCCCCCTATATGTGTATTAAGAATTGGTGATTTCTATCATACAAAGATTGCGATTAATCAAATGAGTATTAATTATGAACCACTTACGTTTGATTTAAATCCTGAAGGAATTGGTGTACAACCTATGATTGCAGATGTTAATATATCTTTTTACTTTATTGGTGGACAGGGAATAGAAGAACCTGTATCGAGGTTACAAAATGCGTTAACGTTTAATTATTTTGCGAACACCGAAGTTTATGATGATAGGTCAATAGATACAGAGACAAGAAAAGAGATAACTGCGGACGACATTACTCAAATAAACGATGCTACGGGTAACATAACTGATAGTAGAGCCGAAGTACCTGAAGAAGCGGGAGACACAATTGGTGAGGTTATAGGTACAAGACTTGAAGGTGACTACGCTGCGGGTGATGTAATATATAAGTCAGTTATGAGAGACATGGTTAATAAATCACAAAGTTATACACAGAATATTATTAACACCTTAGATACAATTAATAAAAACCAATCAAGTATTGGAATGTATTACTTTACTCAAGAACGAGGATTTAAAGACGGTTTAATTACAGGTTATTTAAATGGTACTGATGAATTATCTGTAAACATATTTGGTAAACCCGTTAATATAGAAGATAGTACAATAGAATTAACAGAAGGATTACTCAAAGATATAACAGATGATGCAAATCCATTTTTATCGTCAATATCATTAGAAAATTTTAAAAACAGTGATATTAGAAAATTTAAAAAGAATTTAAGGTCATTTGTTCAACAATACGTTAATGAATTTTCTACACATTTTAATAGTACTATATTTGATTTGTTAGAGACACAAACAGAAATGGTTAGGTTAATTGATAAGTTTAATCTATTAACCACAGAAACAGATGGGTTTAAGGGGAAATCAGGAAGAATATCAATATTAGAATTATCGGGTACTTCTGATGTTGATGTTTCCTCTTCACAATCTAACACTTATGAAGAGTTAATGGCTGATATACAAACCATTGGATTTGATTTACAGGCATTTTATGATGAAATTTTTGAAGACAATGGACTTTTACCTAAAAAGAATAATCTTTATAAAGGATTTTTATTTGGTAGTTATGACACAGAAGCGCAAACTAGGTTTTGTACAATCGCGTTTGATATAATAACAAAAGACCCAGAAAAATTTAAATCTTTAATTTTAGGTGAGGAATTAAGTGAAAAAACTGATTGGGTAAATTATGTTAATAAAATAATTTATGGTAAGAAAGGTGAAAGTATAGATATAGGTATTGGCGCTGAATTTGAAGACGGAACAAATACAACAATAATTATAAGTGAGGATGAACCGGGATTAGTTAACGTTTATAAAGACCTTAAACAAAACTCGGAATCGGCATTTAATGAGTTTAAAGATAATGAAAATGTAAAGAAGTTTACGTTATACCAACCATTTAATTTAGATAAAGAAAGGAAATTTAATTACGTACAAAAGTATCAAGAACAATTAAGTGACCAAACAAAAGTAGAGTACTTTAATAAAACTTTTAAAGGTGTAAACGGAGGAACCATCTTATCATATAATGAAAAATATACATTTAACTAATGAGATATTATAATAGATACCAAGATTTTTTACTTAACGGTAGACAAACAGTCGTACCATTTGTTAGTATACCATCAAAACCTACCGATAAAAAGCACGTTTTTAGGGCGGGTAAAAGTAGATTAGATAAGATTAGTTATCAATATTACGACACACCATATTTTGGCTGGTTAATTTTAGCGGCCAATCCTAAGTTCGGTGGTCTTGAAAATGATATAAATGATGGTGCAGTATTAGTAATACCCTTTCCTTTGGTAAATTCTTTACAAGATTATAAGAAAGCATTAGATACACATTTCTTCTACTATGGCAGGTAATAAATTTTTTAATAATCAAAACATATACGTAGAAACTGACTATGACAATATTATTGTTGTAGACCCGAACAAAGTCGTGGACAGTGACGGAAATGTTTCAGAAAGACTCGTCAATCATGAAGAGTTGGTTATGTATGCAAATTTGGAGGCCAAAATAATACCAAGAAGTAAATTAGTAGTCGGAGATAATTTTAATGACACAATAGAAAACATTCGTATAGGTTCAGTAGAAACAGACAAAACTACGATGATAAACTTCATGTCACCACAAACACAAGACACTGGTGAAGGTGAAGACAAAAGTAGTTATTTAGATACGTCTTGGACTGACAATCTTACATTGGGTAGAACAAGAAATGGTGACGTTGACTCACAACTATTAGGTATAACGAATATCTCAATAAAAGTTAATACTTCATATGCGGCTCTTGTAACCATTGAAATGGAGGACGTTCAAGGAAGGGTATTATTTGAACAAGGTGAAAACTCACCATACAGTGCGTTTTTCCAATTACCATATCCATTATTTACATTAACAGTAAAAGGATATTACGGTAAAGCCATTAGATACGAACTTATGTTAAAAGACTTTAATGCGTTATTTGACCCATCATCAGGTAACTATAAAATAACAACTAATTTTATCAGTAGAAATTACGCATTACTTTCAGACATACCCGTTGACGCTTTATTCGCGTTACCTCACATGTACCCAAAAACTACCAAAGTAGGTAATAATACGAATACTCAAGTAAGTAGTGAAACCCAAGAAGCTAAAACTGTACAAACAACAAGAGGTTACGACGCAATTAAAAATGCATACAGTTATTATAAGGCAAAAGGACTAATAGATGAGGATTTTCCTGAATTAACATTAAATCAAATGTTAATGAAATTGGAAAATTTTGAAAGATATGTTATGGAAGCTTATGGTAAAGAGGACATGTCTGTTTTAAACGATATTGAAGAGTATAATAACACTATTGAAGAATTTAGGAACGCGATTTTTGGTAGGATAACAGACAACTGGGAAAGTAAGTATATTTCTAGAAATCAGAATTTTGTTACCAAAATACCTAACGACCCGATTGTGTACGGTATTAAGAAAGAACTTGTTTCAGGTGAAGAGGCCCTACAAAATATAAGTAATGCTATAAGTGACTTAGACTCAATAGTAAAAAAATACAATGAAATACTAAACTCAAACACCACGTTTGGAGAAACTGGTGAATGTGAAATAGGAGGAGAAAAGATTGACACCTCAATGACCTCAAATATAAAAACGACAGATTTACTATACCAATTTAATGATGTAGAAAGTATAAACTACGACGACACATACCAGATAAGAAACTTTAAAATCCCAACGGAACAAGAACTTGCGGAGTTTGAAGTAAAATTAAAGGGAGAATTACAAGTAGATGGATATCAAGTAGACGCGGCAACGTTAGAAGTTGAAGACAGTAGTCTTAAGCAAACTTTTTTTGTATTTGGAAATAAACTATCAGGTTCAAAATTTAAAAACAATAGTTTTTTAGGTAAATTAGAAAAACTACAAGAAAAATTTAATAACTATAGGGATACTGTAGAAACAAAATTAGCTGCGGCACTTGCAGAAAAAATAAAATCACCTGATGTTGGTTTAGGATTTAATCCCACAATAAAAAATGTAATGGCCGTTATATGTGCGAGTTCTGATGGTTTCTTAAGATTAATGGACCAAGTACACGACGAGGCTTGGGAACAAAGAAAAAATCCAATAAGATTAGGTGCTGTTCTTTCACCTGAAAAATCAGAAGGTTCGGAAGCGACAGGTGTAGGGGCGTTATTACAAGGTCTTGAAGCGCAGGGACAAACACAAGGTAATGCAATTGTTTATCCATGGCCTCAATACTATGTAAATACAATAGATGAAGATGGTAATGAACAATTTGAAGATAAATATCCCGGAGACCCATCAGAGTCAGGTAGAGTCAAATCTTATTTATCTGATGTTTGGCCTGAAGTTAGATTTGTCGAAGAATATATAAAAGCTGCGGTTGAAACAGAAGGGGAAAAAATAAATGAAGAATCTGAAAACACACTAAAAGACAACCCTTATATGGGTTTTAATGCTATTGAGTTTCCATATCAAAATAGACCCTACTCTGATTTAAATTTTGTACCTTTTATGTATGAAATTATGGAAAGAGTAATCCTTGGCGCTAATTACACAAAATTGTATAAAAATAGCGGAAACAGAGACCAAATCTTTTCAGTCTTAAGTGATTATGAATATAGGAATTTAAAAGAGTCTGTAGTAAAATCACCTGAATTGCTCGACGCCTTAAAAAACTTTTCATTTAGTTATGAAAACTTTTTAAAATATTTAAATTCAATATCA